TTGGATGATGCATGTATGTTTATTTCCAGAGTTAACAAACGGTGGACCAATTTATGGTTTTGATGTGATTGCAGGAAAGAATAAAGTTACTGGTGCATTCCACGACTTTTCACCTTTATTGCAGAAAGAACACCCATTAACACAGTGGTTTATTAACGAAGTAAAAGACTTTAAACCTAGTAAAGAACGAGAGTTGCCTGATTGGGCAAAGGCTATCTTTAGTGGAGGAATGATAGCAGCTGGTAATGTACAAGACATTACTGAATTAAACCAAATCTGTGACATTGCATTAGGCAATCTCCACGGTTATATAAATAGTATTGGTAAATATAACGGTGATAGTGAAAGAGATGATGTTATAAAAGCGCAGAATTATTATTGTGAACATCAACAACAAAACCCTCACACACCACGAGTAATGCAATCTTTAGGGTTGCCGGAAGATGATATAAAACTATTCTGTAGTGACAATCTTTTTCCAAAAATAGAAAGTAGTAGTAATGTATAAAATAGCAGTAACAGCCTTTTTACTTTGGCTGGTTTCATTTACAACAAGTTTTGCAAGTGAACAAAAAAGTGATGAGTGGACTCTTTTTGATTTACAAAAAAGAGTTGAAGATTTAGAGAAGAAAAACAATTTTGATATTCCGAGTGGATTCTTTATTAATGGTGAATTAGAAGGCCGTTATAACGATAAGACATATGATAGTGGTTGGGATAGTAGAGGTGAGTTTCAATTAGGCATTAGCACTAAAGTTGATACATCATTAGGTATTGATTGGGTTGGTGCTTCAGGTACATACGATAGTTATTATGAGTTAGACCATACACAAGACAACACATTGGTTGAAAAACAAATTGGTTTCGGTAACGATAATACTAGACTTTACATTGGTGAAACAGATGCACAAAGATTAGGTTTTGCAAAAACTCCTAAGATTTCAGTACCTCTTATCTATACAGAAACTAATTATAGAATTGACCATAGAGAAAAAACAGTTGTAACTTTTGGTGGTTGGAACTATGATAATGAGTTTGACTTTGATAGTTACAGACTAAAAAGAGAAAAGCCTTGGGGTGTTGCTCTAGGTTGGGACAATGATGGTAATGTAGGTTACGCAACAGGTACAATTAACTTAATGGGTTATGCAGACTTATCATATATGACTATACAAGGTCCTGAAGAAACAAATAAAGGCGACCAGCAAGGTTGGTCATTAGGTGGTTCTTTACATAGATTTGGTGTACCAATGTTATGGGGTGTTGAAAAATGGGACGACAAGAATACAGGCTTAGCATCTAAAGATAGATACGATTATGGCGTAATGTACAATTTAAATCCTCAGACATATGTAACAGCACATAGAACAGAAAATGATGACTTAGGTTATACAGGTAATTTTTATGGTGTTGTACATAACATATATGCTAACTATGATGAAAATAAACGACCTGACAAACAAGATGGTTTAGAATTAGGCTTATATTTGCACGATAAAGAGCAAACTAGTGTATATACAGGCGCATTTACAGACCACGGACAACAGATTTTAGCTTCTATTAGATATAAATTCTAATATTAGTTTTAATCGTTTTTCTTCTCTTATAAATATTGTAAAAGGGAATATAAGTTTATGGCCATACCAGCAACTAGAGAAACATTAAAACAGTATTGTTTACGAAGTCTTGGAAAACCAGTCATTGAGATTAATGTTGATGATGACCAGTTAGAAGACAGAATAGACGAGGCTGTACAGTATTTTCAACAATACCACTATGATGGTATTAAGAGAACTTATCTAAAATATAAGTTGACAGCCGCTGATAAAGCAAGGTTGTCAGCTACTAATCCAGCTAGTGAAACTGCCACCAAAGATGGTGTTTCAACTACTTGGTATGAAGATAACAACTATCTAGTTTGTCCCGAAACAGTAATTTCGGTTATAAACATTTTCCCTTTTTCAGACAAAGGTAGTATGAACTTATTTGATGTAAGATATCAATTAAGATTAAATGACCTATATGATTTCTCATCAACCTCAGTTATCAATTATGATATTGTTTTAAGACATTTAGATTTCTTAGACCATATTTTAGTTGGTGAAAAACCAATCAGATTTAATCAACACGATAACAGACTATACATTGATATGGACTGGACAAATGATTTGGCGACAGATGAATATATCGTAATTGAATGTTATCGTAAATTAGACCCAGCAACTTACACAGATGTTTGGAATGATATTTACCTAAAAAGATATACTACTGCCTTATTTAAAAAACAATGGGGTGCTAATTTATCTAAATTTGGTGGTGTACAGATGATTGGTGGTGTTACACTTAATGGTGTTGAAATCTACCAACAAGCAATGCAAGATGTTGAAAAATTAGAACAAGAGATAAGAAGCACTTTCGAATTAAATCCAGCAATGATGATAGGATAATGCCATGGCAGTTAATCACTATTTCCAGGCAGGCCGAGGCATTGGCAACGAGAACGAGAAAAGACTACACGAAAATATAATTATTGAAAGTCTAAAGATTTTCGGCCAAGATGTTTATTATATGCCTCGTACCCTTGTAAATAGGGACTTAATATTTGGTGAAGATACATCATCTAAGTTTGATGATAGTTATGCTATCGAAATGTATTTTGAAAGTAATGAAGGATTTGCTGGTGAACAAGAAATCATCAACAAGTTTGGTTTAGAAATTAGAGATGATACAACACTAGTTGTTTCTAAGAGAAGATTTGAAGAACATGTATCAAGTACAGCAAATCTAATTGCCTCTGGTAGACCAAACGAAGGCGACATTATCTATGTGCCTTTAATGAATTCCTTTTTTGAAATTTTATTTGTTGAAGACCAAGAGCCATTCTTTCAATTAGGTTCTTTACCGGTTTATAAACTTAAAGTTACTCGTTGGGAATACGCTTCTGAAAAACTTGATACAGGTAATGAAGTTATCGACCAATACGAAGATAAGAGAACACTTGATATATTACAACACAAAGTTTCTTTAGAAGTTGGTCAAGTTGCATTAGACGGAGATGGTTCAATTGTACTTGAAGATTACTTAGACTATGCTTCAGGTCAACCTGCTTTCTTAATGTTAGAAACATATACACCTGGCGCTACTAATATTCAGACACAATCGCCTTATGCAGATAACTTAGATTTAAATGCTGAGGCTGGTTATAACACTGTTTCATTAGCAGATGATATATTAGACTTCACAGAAAGAAACCCATTTGGAGAGGTTGACGAATAATGTTTGGTACTCATTTTTATAACGAAGGTATGAGAAAGTTGGTCGTTGCTTTCGGCCAAATCTTTAATAATATCTATGTACAAAATAAAGCTTCAGACGGAGCAATTACAAAAAGATTAAGAGTGCCTTTAGCTTATGCACCAAAAGAAAAGTTTTTAGTTAGACTAGACCAACAGGCTGACTTAGAGAGTAGAGAGTTTGCAATTGTTCTACCTCGTATGAGTTTTGAAATGACAGGTTTATCTTATGACCCTAATAGAAAATTAAATAAGATGAATAAAACTGTAAGAGTAAAAACAAATGAAGCAGATGGTAAGGTAATGAATTTTAATTATACACCTGTGCCATACAATATAGATTTTAGTTTAAATATTTTTACATCAACAGCTGAGAATGGTTTACAAATTGTAGAACAAATTTTACCATACTTTCAACCTGATTATACAGTTACAATTAAAGTTGTACCAGAATTAAATTTAGTAAGAGATGTACCAATTATTTTAAATACAGTTAGTTATGAAGATAGTTATAACGGTGATTTTACTAGAAGAAGAGCAGTAATCTATACATTAAACTTTACTGCTAAAACATACTTGTATGGTCCAATGAGTAATCAAGCAGTTATTAAATCTACACAAGCAGATTTATATGCTGATGTTGATAAACCACCTACTACAAGAGAAGAAAGAATTGTTGTAACTCCTAATCCGGTTAGTGCTGATGCAGATGATGATTTTGGATTTACTACTACAGTTACTTTCTTCACAGATAGTAAAACATATAATCCAGTGAGTGATACAGATGAGTAAATTAGAGGATAGTGTAAACGAAATTTTAGGTTTAGAAAAAAAGGAAAGCACATCAATATCTGTTTCAGATTTTGAACAACCAGCTCCTGTTCCTAGAAAAGTAGATGAAAGTAAAACAGATGTTGATAATGATTACGATTACAGTAGAGAAAACTATTATAATCTAATTGAGAAAGGCCAACAAGCAATTGAAGGCATACTTGATATTGCAAAAGAAGGACAACATCCTAGAGCATATGAAGTTGCAGGACAATTAATTGGTCAAGTTGCACAAGTAACAGATAAGTTACAAGACTTACAAAAGAAACTAAAAGATTTAAAAGAAGTAACAAAGAAATCTGATACAAAAATACAGAATGCTTTGTTCGTAGGTTCTACAGCAGAATTACAGAAAATGTTACAGGCGAAAAAAGATGAAACTATTGAAGGCACAGTTACAGAATCCGAAGAAAATAATTCTGGAGATAAGTAACCTACAATATATTAAAACAATGACACCTTTACAGGAGTTATTGGACGGTGAAGAGTTACAAAATCCTATTGAGGTTTTAAAACATCATATCTCTCCAACTCCTCGTTATGGTGCAGGAGGAGTACCTTACAAAGAAAAAGAATTTAGTGTGTTTAGAGGCAGTCAAAGAGTACAGGCCGCTATTCAATTAGGTTATACACATATAGAAGGTATTATAATTAATGAATGATGCATACTTAGGTAACCCCAATTTAAAAAAGGTTAACACACCACAAGAATATACTGCCGAGCAAATCTTGGAGTATCAAAAATGTGCTGAAGACCCTATTTACTTTATGACTAAGTATATTCGTATTGTGTCACTTGACCACGGTCTTGTGCCATTTAAGATGTATGACTTTCAAAAACATATTGTAAGAACCATACAC